GTGTGGCCGACAGTTCAGCTACAGTTTTGCCCAGTTGAAGTGCAAGCTTAAATAAGAAGCGGCGGTTAGGACGGCTTAAGAGTTTTTTTCAGCAGCCTCTACTTTATCAGGGCCGACACCGTTTATCTCGTTGTATTTCTGGAATACAGGCATAGTCACGTAAGCAGGCCATTCACTAATGACTGGGATTTGATCGTCACCAAATAATCGTTTACCGTTTTCATCCACTACTGCATGCGCAAAGGTGACGGCGCGCTGCGGATAATCTTTAAATTCACTATCTAGACCAAAGGCAATTTTCTCAAAAGCTTCACGCTCAGCGACATTGTGAATCTTGATGTTGATGTCACCGCCTAATTGCTTGTGAGGCATGCTGATATGACCAGTCGGCAGTTCAGCGATACTAGCGGCGATAAGGGCGGCAGTTAATTGTTTTGACATATCTTTATCCTAAGTTTAAATGGGTTTGTTTTTAATAGAGTTATAACAAAGCTAGCATAGCGCCAACTTTGTTTAATGAGTTATACAGTCGTCGCGATTAGGTTGGAGACAGTAAGCGAACCTTTCATGCGCAGTTTTTTCTCTTTATCAGTGGACTCTTCCCACTTCATAAGCTGAGCGGTAAAGGTTTTCTTACGGACTAACTTCACAAATTCGTATTCAAAATCTTTATAACTGTTATCTTCCCACATCGCATCTAATGCCATATGGGTGGGGTCAGTAGGGTCATAGACGATTTCAAAGTCAATCTGTGAGTTTTTCTTAAAGTCTACAACGACAGTGACCTCTTCTTGATCATCTGTCGCAGTGATTGTATCGTTGGTTTTCTCAGATGTTGGAGGTGCGCATTCTTGCAAAAGTGGAATTTTGGTAAATGCGGTGCCATCACCTGTCAAATCCATGTTCAATCGATAAAAACTATCAACGATGTTTTCTTTAGCCATAACGGTGGTCCTTGTGATTGATTAAAAAATAGTGCCCCAGATGCGGATATCAGCAGTCTGTCGGTACAAGTCAGGGTCGGGGTATGGGCCGCGACCATCAAAAGCTGCGCCTTCGATGTTGTCGCTTATCTGTTTAAGTGCCAGTTTCATTGTGTCGTTGGCTTCGCCATAAGTATTTGCGTATACGTCGATTTGGATAGGCACACGCTCGTGCCCAGTGTGGCCATCGTTGGTAGTAACATCGATAGAAGTTATCGGCGTATAAACGATGTATGGCTTGCCTTTGACTGTATCCGCTGCGGTCTCTGGTACTTTTAATGGATAAACTCGACCGCCAACGATAGGATTTAGCACTGACTTGATGAGTTTGGATGCGTCCATGTTTATCGCTCATATCATTAATCTTGAGTAAGTTTATCGATGCGTTTGCGCAGCTCTTCAGTGAAAAGTTGAATCGCTATCTCAACGTTCTGTTCAAAGGCAGGTCTTAAATAAGGAGTGGCCGCCATTCTACTGTTGCCGCGCTCTACAAAATGCCAGTAGTAAGGATAGGGCTTGCCGCGACTCTTTTTGACCCGGACAGTGACGGATGGTAATTTGCTTTTTTTCATCCGTTGGCGACCAATGGATTTTCTTAATGTGCCAGGTTGTATGGTGAACGTTTGACCATCGTTGTATTTCAATTGGTGAGCTGCTTCGGACTTATTAGCGTTTTTTTTAGCGGCTTTCATGATGGGCAGTGCTGCCTTCATTAAAGCGCCTTCGAGCGTCTTTTCTTGCGTTGATAGGGTTAACTCTGCCAATGCATTATCAAACTCACTCAGCCCCAGCACTTCAAATTCAACATTCATCAGATCGTTAGACATTGGACACCTTACATATGATAATTTTTTTATTATCAGCTGGTACCGGCATAACAGTGATGACCTCGTAGACTTGATTGTCAGCAAGGTTTTTGATTTTGTCGGTCTGATTGATGTCAGTGTTTAGGTCAACATGCAGCTTGGCGTTGATCGTCATGCCCTCTGTATGAGCTTGGATGACAGCGTTGGCAGACAATGGTAGCCATTCACAAAATGCTTGGCTGACTTCAACAAAGCTAGTTATTGTGTCGCCGTAATCATCTTCAGTTGTGGACGCCCTTAAAATGCCAATGGGTGTGTCAAGTCGACCACGGCTAATCTTTGCCATGTCATACCCCCATCTTGCGATATTTATTGAGCAGTCTATCGAGTGCGTGATTCATGTGCAGTTGCTCAGTTTGCTGCGCTTCACGGTTTTGGTATAAGTCCCCAATGACGAGTAGGGCGGCATGTCGCAAACTATTAGATAATTCGCCAGATGGTGTAAGGCAGATATCTTCTGTCAGCTCACGGTCAATCTCATCTGCGATGAGGCGGTAAGCGGTAGGGATAAGTCCTTCAATATACGCATCATCTATGGTATGCATGACGCGAAGGTGCGATTTGGCTTGGTCAAGCGTGATAGATGATGTGATCATGGATGATGCCTATATTGAGTTAGGATAAAAAAAGACCGCTGGCAAACTTGCGACCAGCGGCTAGGAAAAGTGGTTTAATGGGTAATTATTTAATCTTATGGGCCAACATTAACAAGGTCGCCAGTCACTGCGGCGTCAGGCATAACAACACCAAAGGCTGCACGCATTTCAGCACGTACTGTTACCAAGTTTTTGCGGAAGTTATCGCCATCTTCAGTAGATAGCTCAACGGTCGCATCTTGGCGGATATAGCCTTCAGTCGCCATAGTGATGTTGCCGACCCAGAACTTACCAACTGGCATCGATGGTGACTGACTGACTGCCAATCCCCAAACGAAAGGTTGTACGGCGGCACCTGGCGAACCAAATAAGTAATGGCCGTCAGTGCCTTTAGCTTGTTCAATCTCTGCCCAATCTTGTGGGTTTAGGATAACCGTTTCAGGCGGCAGGAAATTGGCATAAGCTTTGGCTTTTGCAGTACTAATAGTATCGATAGCATTGTCATTGGCGACGACGGTTAGGCTATTGCCAACTTTCATTAAGCCTTTAAAGCTTTTGGTATCGCCATTGATGACCAAATATTCAAGTTTTAGGCGCAAACCATAAGACATGCGGCCTTCGATATAAGCGGCCAACGCTGGAGCGTCGTCCAACACCTGATTACTGACACGTACCCAATGGGCGATGACGTCAATTTCTAGTGAATCAGGACCAAACTCAAGACTTGATTCAGGCTTAAGCTCACCTTCAGCGACGATATCTGCCATGAATGTAACGGCGCTTTCACGCACATAAGGGATAAGTGGTACCGATGTTGGAATCCAGTTGATCATGTTGACCAGTGTCAGCCGATTACTAGCTGGGTTAATCATTTTGGCATCGTTGATGTTGCCAGCCGTGTTGATTGTGCCGAGCATGACAGTATTACGTGCAGAGACACCATCAATCTGTACTTTGCCGCGAGAGTGCTTAATCGCTTTAATTTCTTGCGAAATACCTTCATTGCGTGAAAGTAGACCGCCAATGCTATTGGGGTCTAGTTCGCCATCTTGTACGCCGCGTACCATTTTTTGTTCAAGCTCTTCAAAGCGGGCAGACAATTCACCGACGTCTTTAACGCTTGCTTGTAGTTTTTCGATGGCATCGCGAGTTTCAGTATCGTCTTTGTTTTCAGCAAGTAGTTTTTGCTTATCTTCAATAAGCTTATCAAGTGTGGTCAAACGGGTTTTGAGCTGTCCAGCAAGCTTTTCATATTCATCTTTGGCAGAGCCGCCAGCGTCACGGGTCATAACGCCCATGCCAGACATAGCGCCAGCGATTGCAGCAGTTTTAAAATCACGCATAATATTTTCCTTTAGGCAAAAAAATAGCTACCGAATGGCAGCTTTATTTAGGGTTTGGTTGTTGTCGATTGAGATGGGTTAAGAGTCTAAAAAGGCAAACGGGTCGTCATCTTTGCTAGTATCATCAGCGCTGGTGCCCATGATGCTGTCGAGTTTAGTAATAAAATGTCGTGCGTCGATTTGGTCGAGCCCTAGCTTAGTGAGCATATCGCAAGCATCACGCTCATCGGCTAGATTGTTAATGGTCTCAGACTGGCGGTTGACGCGAGCATTACGGTCGCTTGGTTCATCAACGACACTGATTTCAAATAAATCAGCGCGTTTGATAAGAATATGACCGTCTTGCTCTTCATAATCCATTTCAGTCGGGTTATAGAAGCAAATAGATAGGCCATCAACGGTCAAATGCCGCATCATGGCAGCGACAGCGGTTGCTAGTGGCAAGCCTTGAGTTAATTCGCCTTTGACACGCAGTCCGATATCGTCTTCCTCAAATTCTATCCAGCGACCAACGCGCATGGCAGCATTCAGGTCAAACATGTTACGCCAACCGTGGTTATAGTACATATGCACAGTTTTAGCGTCATCATTGAATGCGGCAATCATTTCCGCAAACGCACCACGGGCGAACTTTTCGCCGTGTAAGTTAATGCTGTCCCATTTGACTGCGTAGCCTTCAAACGTATACGTAGCAGCGCCATCATTGCCAGGTTCAGCAAATCGTATCTTGGTATCGATAATAGGCATGCGCCGTGTGCTGACAGATTGCAGCAGCTCACTGCGCCCATCTCGACATCTCATCGTTTGCAGTGAGTATTTATTCATTGCTGGTATCCTTTTTTTGGTTTGGTGGTGGCTGTTTAGCGACAACACTAAGCGGTGCAAAGCCCAATTGCATATAAAGCTCATCACCGCCATCTTGCGGCTTCCAACCTTCAGCACGTCGTATCTCGTTTGGCGTGCGCTGACCAGAAGTTATTTCAGTGTTATACATCTCAACGCGCTCTTTACGATTTGAG